GAGGCTATCACCAAGGCTGAGGTGCACAACAAACAGCCAGGTTTCTCGCCCCGCGTGGTATATAGCGGGACGGATACCAGCAATTTGGTCATGGGTTGCATGACCAATATGCTGTCGAAGAGGATGGCGCAGGTTTTCTCGAAAGAGAACCCCAGGAATACCGGGAATACGATAGTTTACACCCCCGGTATGACCAACAGGGAAATTGCGCGGTCCATTACCGAGGAGGCATCAGGCCCTGTGGTCGAGGCGGACTACAAGAACAATGACCCCACTCAGCCTAGTGATTTCAGGCTGTACGAGGCCATGTTCTACAAGAAGCTGGGTGCCCCCGCATGGTACGTCGACGAGATTGCGAGGACGACGGAGTGGACCATTTTCACTCCACATGGGATTCGTCTCCATGTGGAAGGTCAACTCCTTAGTGGTGAGTGTCCCACCGCCACTAATAATTCGTTCGTCAACGCGGTCGAAAAACTTGCCGCCTTGCATTTGGCAGGCGTCAAAAAGTCGTGCACCCACGTCTGTGGCGACGATGGCCACACCGTAGTTCAGGACGGAACGGAGCCCGGTAAGGTTCTGGAGTCCATGAAGGCAGTAGCCGCATCTTCGGGGCGGACTATTGTTGGAGCCACGCCGGCTCCCGCGGTGGCCACGTACCTTCAAAAGAGGTACGTCGATGATGGCCAAAATCCTATCGCCGTCCCTAAATTCGGGAGAGTCCTCGCGAGGCTCCCCTGCCGCGCCAACTCTAACGAGGGGGTCAGCGACAGGGATTACATGGCGGGCAAACTTCTGTCCGCCGCGTATGAGCACATGGACATCCCGGAGCTTAGGGACCGTCTTCTCCAGGGTTGCTGCACCCTAAGCCAGAAGCCCCACATCGATCCTGGCTTTAAAGCAGATCGGACGGCCACAAATGCGGATGCTATGTTGGCCGTCCTTCGTGATCCCAATAGGGATTACGAAGCCACCTCCCAAACGATGGGAGCATTCGTCGCTGCGGTGTACGGCAAGCACATCGCTTACGACGACGTCGTGGAGTGTTACGATGACGTTATACGTGGAATAATCACCACAGTCATCGGCAACGGGAAACAACGCGCGTTTTTCGTTGATACGGCAGCGTATGACACTCTGGTCGAGGTGGATTGTGGAGAAGACGGAGTCGTAGACCCTCTTCGGGTTCTCGCGTGAGATCGCCTGTGGTCGGCGTTCGGTGGACCTACCGCTCTTCTGGTTTTAGCCCCTGTCAGGGGCCTCTTTTCCATGTAGGTCTGAAAAAAAA